CACAGAGAAGTATCTCTTCGCTGATTGGGAGTTTCTCAAGTGGCTCGTTACGTTCATGATGCTTGACCTTGTGACAGGTATAGCAAAGGCGATCAAGAACAAACACGCTGTCACATCATACGGAATACGCAGAACGGCAGTGAAGGCGTTACAGTACGGAGCCTTCCTGATAGTCATACACGGTCTTGACAGCTTTGAGGTTAAGGGAGAGCAGGTCGAACTGTTCGGATGGATCGTCATATGGGCATACTCATTCCTGATGGGAACTGAGGGTAAGTCAATACTTGAGAACATTGTGGCACTTGATGACAGGTTTGATGCGGGCCAGTTGATCGAAAGGATCACAGATGCGTTCAAAAGAAAGTGACTAACTTTGCATTATGGCAACAATACAGGCAACACTCAACATCACAAGCTCTGACGCAACATCAGAGTCATTGGCGATATCTCAGACCGATGCAATAGCGGTAACAAATCCGGTACAGAACACGAGCAGGATCGATATAACTGCAGGTGCCGCTGAGACGATCATACCGGCAGCAAAGGCATCCATCACGTACGTATACTTGAGAAATACAGACAACACGAACAGTCTTGAGCTTGCCGAAGCAGCAACAAGCGTTGTGTTTGGAACGTTGGGCCCTGAGGAGTGGGCGTTCATACCGGTAGCAGCGTCAGTAGGACTCGAAATAGACGCATCTGCCGGAACAGTAACACTTGAGTACGGTTTCTGGACGCAGTAATGTGCTGCGATGGAGGTCATAAGGTTCTTCTGTTCATAATTAGCATACTGTGTGCAACACTCATACTACAATCCATCAGAAATGAACGACATAACAAGACACATACTGAGCACGACACTACCGTACCTGATAGCATTCCTGCTCGGGGTCATAGTTGCGTGGAAAGGTTGTGGTGATGGAGAAAATAAGGTGGTAACTGAGACAGTAACCATCGAGAAACCGATTCCCGTAGAGGTCACAAAGGAAACGCCAACAAAAGACGGTCGATTTGTACAGCCGATACCGGTCAACAAACCGAAAGGTGTCTTCAGTATGTCTAACGATCCTGAAGCAATAATACACACGAACACACCGTACGCTTCAAATTTTGACATCAATGTAGACACGAATGCGATAATTGACGCTTGGCTGTACGAAAGGATACATTACGACACGTCAATAGAATTCACAAGCGCAACGGTAAGGATGATGTGGAGCAACTACCAGAATGTAAGTGAGAACTTAGTAATAGACTACTTACCTAAGAAAGTGGTAGGTGCAAAATTTGCACTCGGCATACATGGTAACGCTGGCCTGATATCTGACTTTGAGTCAAGATATGTTCCACTGATGGGGCTTGGTTTGCAGGCGACCGTTAAAAAATCGTACTTTAGCGTTGATTATGGGTTCAACGGAGATCACTATGTTGGATTCAGGGTAGGAAGAAATATTGTAAATTTGTAATCGAATGAAGTTAGAAGAAAAAGAGTTGGAGCAGATAAGATCTGCAAGAGAGCAGTTCAATCAGGCGAAGATGACGCTTGGTGACATTGAGCTTAACAAGCAGGTCGTACTGACCGAGATAGAGAAGATCAAGGCCGACTTCATGGCGCTTGAACGATCACTGATAGAGAAATATGGAGCTGATTCAACGATCAATATGGCAACTGGCGAGGTCACTAAGAAGGCTCTTCAAAAGGTTTAAGATGGCAAAGATAAACAACACATCAGCATACGCAATATCGACACCGATAGTTGGTGATGACATTGTAATAGGATCAGCTGGAGGTGCTCAAGGAGAGACAAAGAACTTCAAGCTTTCAGACATATCAGCATACGTCCTTGGAAACGCGGTCACACCAACGCTTGACGATGTGTGTCAGGCGGGAGCTTCAACAACGACAGGCATAACCGTTGCAGGAACGACAACGCTTAACGGAGCTATCGATGCAAACAGTACTGCTGATGTTTCAGGAGCTGTAACACTGGGATCGACACTGGGAGTTACCGGAGCGGTGACGATGTCTGCAGGCGCGACCATCAACGGATCAGGCCTTGCTGTAAATGGTTCAGGTGGCATAATTGTGACGGACGCTGCCGGCATCACATCATCTGGAGGGCCTGTGTCGGGAACAGCACTGAATACATCAGGAGGGCTCCTCGTATCAGGAACATCATTCCTTGGCGAGATCGACTCAGCGGGGCCTGCTGACATTGCAGACACGCTTACGTTGAGCAAGGCTTCAGGCACGGGTCTTCAGGTTGATGCTAATGCAAAAATATCTGGTGATCTATTTGTTAACGACATTGATTCAAATATAGGTAGCCCACTAACTATTAGTGCGTCAGGAAACTTGGCAGCAAGCGTAAATACATTCGCAAGGTTTGTTTTTGAGTACGGTATCACAGCTACATCAGGGACATCTATATTTGACGGAATCAGACTTACAAACACAGCTCCATCATCAGCATCAGATACCGGAGAAGTAGGACAGATAGCTGTTGACTCCGATTACATTTATGTATGCACAGCAACAGACACATGGAAACGCGTAGCGATAGCGACTTGGTAATATGGATATCCGTAAAATTTCAGTAGGCGCCAACTACAAGGACGCCATGCACTACATTGTAGGACAGTCCGTGATAGGAGGTGACTACGAGATACACCTAATAAAGTTCCACGAGGATGTCGACTCGTTCAGGATATGGATAACCAACAGAGAAGAGATACTCCTGTGGAAGGAATTCAAGACAATGCCAATTTCAATCGAGTACAACATAAACTTCTAAAATGAGATCCCCATATATGTTCATCGTTCGCCCAATGGACGGCAAGCGATACGCGAACGAGAGTGACGGACTGATCGTCAGCTCATCGCAGGAAGACCACAGGTTCTCCCAGAGAGTGGCCGAGGTGATCGAGCTTCCTATAAACTACGATGGGCCCATCAAGATCGGAAACCTCCTCCTTGTGCATCACAACGTCTTCAAGTTCTACTACGACATGAAGGGTAGGCAGAAGAGCGGAAGGAGCTTCTTCAAGGACGACCTGTTCTTTGTAGATCACATGCAGTTCTTCATGTACCACGATGGTGACCGATGGCACGCCCACGACAAGTACTGCTTCATCAAACCTTCAGAGAAGAAGGACTCGATCATATTCAAGAACACATCAGAAGAGCCACTGATCGGAACGATACGCTACATAAACGAGCAGCTTGAAGAGCTCGGACTGAAGGAGGGTGACGAGATATCCTACAAACCGAACAGTGATTACGAGTTCACGGTCGATGGAGAGAAGCTTTACCGGATGTTCACCGACAACATAACACTGGCGCTATGATATACTTCGTTGATGACTTCCTTGACAAGGAGAGTTACGATCTTATATCGAAGCAGGTTGAGGACTCGGAGTTCGAGGAGGTGGTAGTGGGCGACAAGTCCTTTTGGATCGTGCCATCGAACGGTATGATGGACATAGCCGTCACGTCAAGGCTTGAGGCCATAGAGGGTAGGCCGATCAGGAACATCCTCAGCTTCTTCAGGATGTCGTCAGAGATCTGCGACACAGACTGGAGGATACACTCCGACCAGAAGATAAACGGTGAGCAACCTGACAGGGCTATTGTACTGTTCGTGTCGGAGAACCACTCTGATATTGAGCTGACAGGTACAGCGTTCTGGGAGCACGAGGAGTACGGCCATGTGATGCCAAGGGTCAGCAACGAAGAGTTCGACAGGATGCTAAAGGAGGAAGCGAACGATACGTGCAGATGGAAACTGAACACCGTGATAGGACACAGAGAGAACAGGCTCATATCCTATCCATCGTCATACTTCCACAGTAAGTATCCGAACAAGAGCTGGAAGGAAAGGAGAATGATATTTGTAATGTTCTATAGCTATGGGTAAGAGTAGGAGATATTCAGGAGACCGATCATCACCAAAAACGAAATACAATAGAAATGGACTCAAAAAAAATAAAGGAAGACATTATCAAGGCTGGGGAGATAGCGGTGAAGGAGCTTATCAAGGTCGCAAAGGAGGCGATACTGAAGGCAGACGAGGACGAGATAGCAGCTGACCGCCTGAAGAATGCGGCAGCTACAAAGAAGCTTGCAGTATTTGATGCGTTCGACATACTGAAGCGCATAGAGGAGGAGAAGGATAAGATAGACTCTCCAGAATCAAACAGCACAAACAACACGAACAGTGGCGGATTCGCAGAAAGACGTTCAAGAAAGTAGCATCTACGAGATCCTCACCGATCACGTTCCAAGATCCGTTCTCACAACAAAGAACAAGGCGAGATCTTGGAAGTACGGCTATGACGATAAGTACGACATGGTCGTCATCTCAAAGGACGGAACCGTTGGCGATGTGTACCTTATAAGCGGCCTCAGGGTAGCGCTTCCGAGCGTACCTAAGAGCGTGTTCTCAAGGAGTGACAAGAAGGAGGAGCAGTACTGGGAGCCGAGTGAGCTTCCGAAGGAGTTGTCAAGGGTAAAGAACATATTCCAGTGGAACGACATGCCGGCTGAGTTCAAGAACCGCTGGATCGACTTCATTGAGACCGAGTTCGACAGGAGGGAAGAGGGTTTCTGGTTCAAAAACAACGGCACACCAACCTACATTACCGGATCCCACTACACATACCTACAGCACACAAAGATCGATGTTGGCCTGCCTGACTTCAGAGAGGCGAACAGGATACTGTACATATTCTGGGAGGCATGCAAGGCAGACGTCAGGTGTTACGGAATGATATACCTGAAGATCAGACGATCAGGGTTCTCGTTCATGGCATCGTCTGAGGGAGTCAACGTGGCAACACTTGCAAAGGACTCAAGGGTAGGCATCCTATCAAAGACCGGTTCTGATGCTAAGAAGATGTTCACAGACAAGGTCGTTCCGATAAACAGTAACTACCCGTTCTTCTTCAAGCCGATCATGGACGGTATGGACAGGCCGAAGACGGAGCTGTCATACTCCGTTCCAGCATCAAAGATCACCAAGAATAACATGCACAAGGTCGATGAGGACGAACCTGAGGGGCTCAACACGACCATTGACTGGAAGAACACGGACGACAACAGCTACGATGGTGAGAAACTACTTCTTCTTGTTCACGATGAGAGCGGTAAGTGGTTGAAGCCGGAGAATATCCTGAACAACTGGCGCGTAACAAAGACGTGTCTGAGGCTTGGAAAGAAGATCATCGGCAAGTGCATGATGGGCTCGACATGTAACGCTCTGGAGAAGGGTGGTGACAACTTCAAGAAGCTGTACTACGACTCAGATCCACTCGAGAGGAACGCGAACGGACAGACGAAGAGCGGCCTCTACAAACTGTTCATCCCCATGGAATGGAACATGGAGGGGTTCATAGACAGGTACGGAATGCCGGTGCTAAGGACACCAAAGAAAACTGTAGAGGGTATAGATGGAGAGACGATAAAGACGGGCGCTATCGACTACTGGGAGAACGAAGTCGAGTCACTCAAGTCAGACGCTGACGCACTGAATGAATATTACCGGCAGTACCCAAGAACAGAGTCGCACGCATTTAGAGACGAGAGCAAGCAATCACTGTTCAACCTGACCAAGATCTATCAGCAGATAGACTACAACGACAACATGATCAAGGAGCACCACCTCACAAGAGGCAGGTTCTACTGGAAGGACGGGGTGCAGGACAGCAAGGTGATATGGGTTCCGGACAAGAACGGAAGGTTCTTGGTGTCTTGGATACCTCCGGCACACCTGCAGAACAGGGTGGAGATAAAGAACGGAATGAAGTATCCGGCCAACGAACATATCGGATCGTTCGGATGCGACTCGTACGACATTTCAGGAACGGTGGGAGGTGGCGGATCGAACGGTGCACTGCACGGGCTGACCAAGTTCAACATGGATGAGGCTCCGAGCAACGAGTTCTTCCTGCAGTACATAGCAAGACCTCAGACAGCTGAGATATTCTACGAGGAAGTGCTCATGGCCATAGTGTTCTACGGAATGCCCATACTGGTGGAGAACAACAAACCGAGACTACTGTACCACCTCAAGAACAGGGGATACAGGAGGTACTCAATGAACAGGCCGGACAAGTCATTCAACAACCTCTCGAAGACAGAGAGGGAGCTTGGAGGGATACCGAACACGAGTGAGGCTGTGAAGCAGGTTCACGCATCAGCCATAGAGTCGTACATCGAGAAGTATGTGGGACTTGATTCGATGGGTACGTTCAGAGATCCTGACGAGATGGGGACAATGCCGTTCACAAGAACGCTTGAGGACTGGGCGAGATTCGACATAAACCAGAGGACGAAGTTCGATGCATCCATCAGTTCTGGCCTTGCGATAATGGCAAATCAGAAGGGTATGTACACCCCGAAGAAGCAACAGTCGAAAATTGTCCTTAACTTTGCACGATATAGTAATGATGGGTTGACCAGCCAGTTAAAAAGATAGATGGCTTACGTATACAGACATGTGAGACTAGATAAGAACGAGCCATTCTATATTGGTATAGGGAACAATGAATACAGAGCGTACTCTACTAAGAATAGAAATAAGCACTGGAACTCTATAGTTTCAAAAACAGAATACAGAGTCGACATTCTTTTTGAAGATATTGATTACGAACACGCTAAAGAAAAGGAAGTGGAGTTCATAGCTCTTTATGGTAGGAGTGATTTAAAGAAAGGCACTTTGTGCAACAAAACAGATGGAGGAGATGGTTGCTTAGGGCTGATTCATTCAAAAGAATCCAGAGAAAAGATGGGCACGCCAAATAAGGGGAAGGTAATATCCAAAAAACACAGAGAAGCCATATCTAAGTTTCACAAAGGGAAAAAACATACCGAAGAAAGAAAACGATTAATGCCAGAAAACATGATTGGTGAAAAAAACCACATGTACGGAAAGAAAATTTCTGAATGGCACAAACAAAGGATATCAGAGTCTTCTTTAGGAATTAAGAATAGATCCTCAAAATTAACAGAAGAAGATGTTTTAGAAATTAGGAGTTTATATTCAAAAGGAGGTGAATCTCATCGTAGTTTAGCAAGAAAGTATAGGGTTGCGAAGGGAAATATAACCAGCATACTGAATAGAAAAACTTGGAAGCATGTATAAATGGAAAAAGTAGAGATTAATATTCCAAGCACTGGGTTTCCTGATCAGTTTGCTAGTGATAGCGTAAAAGCAACAAAAGAATACGGCCTCAGAGTTGGGGAGGCTATCAGCTACGAATGGTTCAAAAGAGATGGAAGCAGCTGCAGGTATTACGACAGGTTCAGAGAGTTTCACAAGCTCAGACTGTACGCAAGGGGTGAGCAATCAGTTGCAAAGTACAAGAACGAGCTGGCCATTGATGGAGACCTTTCATACCTGAACATAGATTGGACTCCGGTACCGATCCTACCAAAATTCGTTGACATAGTCGTCAACGGAATGACGGACAGGATGTTCAAGGTAAGGGCTCAGGCTCAGGACGCCATGTCGTCAAGGAAGAAGAACGAGTTCCAGAGAAGTGTCGAGACCCAGATGGCCGGAAAGGATGTCTTCAATCTCGTTCAGGCCGAGTTCGGGGTGAACCCGTACACGATGAACCCTGATGATGTTCCAGACAATGACGAGGAACTATCGCTGTACATGCAACTCAACTACAAGCCGGCCATAGAGATAGCCGAGGAGGTAGCGATCAATACCATACTCGAAGAGAACAGGTATCAGGACGTTAGGAAGCGTCTTGACTACGATCAGATGACCATCGGTATATCCGTTGCAAAGCACGAGTTCCGAAAAGGGGCAGGTGTCGTTATCGAGTACGTTGATCCAGCGAACATTGTTCACAGTTACACCGAGGATCCGTACTTCAAGGACTGCTTCTACTGGGGAGAGATCAAGACGATGCCCATAACCGAGCTGATCAAGATCGATCCAGACCTAACGAACGAACAGCTAAAGGAGATATCAGAGTACAGTCAGGACTGGAACAACTACTACAACGTGGCTCAGTTCTACGAGAACGACATGTTCTACAAGGACACGTGCACGCTGATGTTCTTCAACTACAAGACGACCAAGAAGTTCGTATACAAGAAGAAGATACTCGACAACGGTGGCGAAAGGGTCATCGAGAAGGACGACACGTTCAACCCTCCACAGGAGATGATGGAGGAAGGCAAGTTCGAGCGTATCGAGAAGACCATAGAGGTGTGGTATGAGGGCGTCATGGTCATGGGTACCAACATTGTACTGAAGTGGGATCTATCAAAGAACATGGTCAGACCAAAGTCAGCCAGCCAGCACGCGATGCCAAACTACGTGGCATGTGCCCCAAGGATGTATAAGGGCGTTATCGAGTCGCTTGTACGAAGGATGGTTCCGTTCGTTGACCTGATACAGATAACACACCTCAAGCTACAGCAGCTAATTGCAAGGATGGTGCCTGACGGTGTCTTCATTGATGCTGACGGACTGAACGAGGTCGACCTTGGAACAGGCAACGCATACAACCCAGAGGACGCACTAAGGCTGTACTTCCAGACCGGTAGTGTTGTCGGCAGAAGCTACACGCAGGACGGTGAGTTCAACAACGCGAGGATACCCATTCAGGAGCTTTCAAAGAGTTCAGGTACTGGTAAGTTCCAGATGCTGATCGCCAACTACAACCACTACTTGGACATGATCAGAGCGGTGAGCGGATTGAACGAGGCACGTGACGGATCAACACCAGACCCTAACTCACTTGTTGGTGTGCAGAAGCTTGCAGCGCTTAACTCGAACACAGCAACAAGACACATACTCAATTCAAGCCACTTCATACTCAGATCCCTGTCAGAGGCCGTGTCTCTTAGAGTGGCCGACATACTCGAGTACTCTGACTTCAGGGATGAGTTCCTTGACCAGATCGGTAGCTACAATGTCGACACGCTTGAACAGATCAAGGATCTGTACCTGTACGACTTCGGCATATTCATTGACATCGCTCCGGACGAGGAGGAGAAGGCACAACTGGAGGCGAACATACAGATGGCACTGTCCAAGCAGGACATAAACCTCGAGGACGCTATCGATATCAGGGACATAAAGAACATCAAACTGGCCAACCAGCTACTAAAGGTCAAGCGCAAGAAGAAGCAGGAGAACGACCAGAAACAGCGCATGCAGGAGCAGCAGATGCAGGCTCAGATCAATATGCAATCGCAGCAGGCCGCTGCGCAATCAGCGCAACAGAAGATACAGCTTGAGGCTCAGTCCAAGATGCAACTCGAGCAGATCAAGAACGACCTTGGATTGCAGAAGATACAGGCAGAGGTCAACGCCAAGCTACAGCTCATGGAGCGTGAGTTCCAGATGCAGATGCAGCTCAAGGGTGTTGACGCTGAGGCACTGACCAGAAGGGAGCAGCTCAAGGAGGACGAGAAGGCCAAGCGTATCGACAGGCAGAACACGCAGCAATCGAAGCTCATCGAGCAGCGAAAGAACAACCTGCCGCCACTGAACTTCGAGTCGAACGATGACAGCCTTGATGGCTTCGACCTTGCTGAGTTCGAGCCCCGATAAAAATAAAATCTATAACTTTGCACAAAATCAAATGAAATGGCAGAATTTAAAGTAAGAGACCTCGGAGAGGTCGAATCAAAGTCTACTCAGGAAATTGAAAAGGAATTACTTGAGAAGCACGATCAGAAGATAAGTGGAGAGGAGACAAAGACCGAACCACAGAAGGAGGAAGTAAAGCAGGAGGAAAAACCTGTACAGATAAAAGACGAGGACGTTCTTTCACTTATTAAAGACCGATACGGCAAAGAGATCAACTCACTCGATGAGCTGATCGAAAAAAAGGAGACATCACCTGAATTACCAGAGGATGTCGAGGCTTTCTTCAAGTACAAGAAGGAGACTGGAAGAGGTATCGATGACTTCATCAAACTCAACAGGAACTATGATGAGATGGATGAGGATCAGAAACTCCGAGAGTACTACGCCCTTACAGAGGAGGGGCTTGATCCGGATGATATCGAAGACCTGATCGATTCGAAGTTCAAGTATGACGAGGACATCGATGACGATGCGGAGATAAAGAAGAGGAAGTTAGCCAAGAAAAGAGAACTCAATAAGGCTGAGAAGTTCTTAAAGGAGCAACAGGAGGCGTACAAGATCCCACTTGAGTCAAGCAAGGGGTCTGCTGATCCGAAGCTCGATGAGGAACTGAAGTCTTACAGAGAAAAAATGAAAGAGGCTGAGAGTATCGAGGCTGAGAACCAGAAGAAAAGAGAATGGTTCAGCAAGAAGACTGACGAATTGTTCAGCGATGAGTTCAAAGGTTTTGAGTTCAATATCGGGGACAAGAAGATAAGCTTCAAACCAGCCGAAGCAGAGGAGCTCAAGAAGAGCCATCAGTCGCCATTGAACTTCATAAGCAAGTACATTGGCGAGGACGGACTTCTGAAGGACGCTGCGGGATACCACAGAGCTCTTTCAGCAGCATTGAACCCTGAAGGGTTTGCGAAGTTCTTCTACGAGAAGGGCCAA